GTCTCCCATTTCTCCCATTAATTTAACGTGGGTCATAAATAAATTCTCCTTTCTCTGGGTACGATACAATTAAGTATGGTACACCAAGACTTTTACATACATTCTTGTCATGCTCACTTGGATAACAATCTGAATCGTAGTGACTATGCACTACATATTTTATTTTCGAAATAATCGAGTATCGAACCCATTGTTTTGGGTCAATTGCAAAGTGCTCTTTCTCAGAACTTTGATTTTCCAGAGGAATATATTTCAATTCATCTTCGATTTCAATAACAAGTCCACAAGCTTCTTTTGGACTCTCTTCTTCTACTTGCTCATATATTTCAGGTAAAAGATTACTTAAATTTTCTTGCACCAGGAAATCCTCCAAAAGGTAAAGATTTTTGACTATTTTTTGATGTACTTCCTGTTGAAGCAGAAGCTGTGCTTATTGGATTATATCCAAATCTACATGCACATGAGGTTAGTCTTTTACCACATGAATCTCCTCTTTCCCAGTAACTATTAAATCCAGGTGCAGTATTTGCTCCTGTTGTTTGTGTACGAGTTGCCTTCCATAAATGTGTTTTTCCACCACTCGTATATGCAACATAGTCATTATGTCTATCCTCTGTATAGGCATAATAATTTGCACTTGCACTATATGTACCATGTACTCTTATTCTTTCAAAATTACCATTTGTATCTGAAGGAGTTCCAGGACTGCTTGTTGCTGTTGTAGCTTGCCAATAGTTATTAATTGTACTATTATTTGCACTTGCGTCTACAGTACCGTTTGGCTTTAGCCTTTGTATACCCGTAGTTGCTAGTGTAGTTGTATTTTTATAATAAGAGTCTTTAGTTACTGCTCCACTACTATAAGTTGTGAAACTAGTGGTTGAAGGGATGACATACTCATCATCTTGAGTTACATAAACAGTATGAGTAACATCTGTTCCGCTTCCGTTTGTCATTATAAGTTTTGATTCTTCTGACCAAGTACACCCACCATTGTCTGTACTGTTATTTATTTTATTTGGAGAAGCTCCTTGATACACCCATGAACACGCATTATTACCAATAACACGATAAGGAAGTACTAATCCTTCTACATCAAAAGGTGTTGTAAGTTCAAAAGATATTTCTATAGCATTTTCTTGTTCGATTCTATCAATAATAAAAATTTGTCTTGGAAATTCTACAGGAGTATTTCCTGAACCTGTGTCTGCTGTTCCATCTTTTAAATATTTTCGTAAAGTTTTTCTTCTATAAAGTTTCTTTCCAATAAGATCATTTGGCTCTAAACTACCGAGTGCATCTCCGAAAGTGCTTAGTATATTTGCAAAAGTAATTACAGGTCTTGCAGCTGTTCCTTGTGATTTTACTTCAAAGCCCTCTGCTTGAAGTGGAATTGCATCATAAGTATTTAATTGACTATTTGTATCATAATCGTACATTTGTACATTTGTTAAATCTGTATCTTCTCCTCGAGTAAAATAAGCACGGCTAGAACCGTCTGCATCAAGAGCAAGTTCATATAAAGTAACTAAACCAGATTCTTCTTCAAGAGATTGTAGCTCTTTGATTGCAATTTTTTCCGTCATGCTTCGTAAACTCTTTTAAATGTTGCTGTTAATGAATAAAAATTTTCATACGCCCAAGTTTGATCCCACTTATCACATACGCATTTAATTGTTTCTGTACTAGATCCTTCATTGCTGTCTTCTAAATCAAAACGAAATTTAGTGACTCCTCCCAACGATTCAAAAAAAGAGACAAGATCATCTATCTCTGCTTTTGGTCGAGTAGAAAAACTTACACTAATACTTTGATCTAAATTATTAATTCCGTCTGCGAGTCTTTGTTCGTACCCGTCTCCAAAAGTTACTACATGAACTTTTGGTTTACTAGCACGTTTTAGTCCTTTATCTGGTTGTACTGGTGCACTGAAACCTGTAATATTTGATCCATTATTTTGCATTATTCCAAAAGCCATTTATTAACCTCCACCTAATACGCCACCAGGACGTTTTTCTCTTTGTAATGTTTCCATGACTGCTGCTTGTATTGACATACCGAGTGCTTGAGCTTGCTCTGCACTTCCTGTGCTACTTGCATTTCCGCCTGCATCTACATTAATTGTTACATTGTTTGTTCCTGCTCCACTTCCCATCATTTCTACAGGGATTCTTCTTCCGTCTGGTAAAGGTACTACGGCTTCATTATGTCTTCCTTCTCCAACCATTACTGTTGGCTGAGTTGCAATTCCACCAGTTCCAAAACGTTTTGTACCTACAGAAGTATATCCTCCAGAAGCCATTCCTCGAACAGGTATGATGCCTCCCTGTGCAAATCCCATAAATCCAGTTACTGAAGCTGCCATTTTCATTGCAGCTATTTTTGCCATTTCTTGTAGTACTAGAGTTGCTAAAGATTTAAAAGCATCTTTTGCACTTGCGGAACCAGTTGCTATATCTTCAAACATTTTTTGTATTCCTTGTGAGAAAGTATTCTGTAGTTTTCCAGCAATTGTTATTGAGTGTGCAAAGGCTTTTTCTTGTTCCTGTGCTACGGCTAATTTTTTCTTCGCCATTTCAAATTGATGTTTATCTTCTAAAGTCATTTGCTTATTTAGTGCTAACTCATTTACTTTATTCTGTGCTTTTGCACTTGCTATTCTTAAATCTTCTTTTTTTATATCTTCTTTTGCAAAGATGGATGCAGCTCCTTTTTTATGGGCATTTGCTGCTCCTCTTAGTTTATTATCAAGAGCATCTCCTTCTAATGTTCTTCTTGTATCTATTACTCCTTGTAGGCCTACTGCAAATCTATCAAGTGCTGCTGTCATATCATCTAGCGATGTTCCTTCTGCTCTTGATCCAAATACGGATTCGTAAATTTTTTGAACAACACTTTCTTTGTTATCACCTGTAAGTTTTATTGTTTGATCTAAATTGTTATAACTTGAAAGAAGTTCATCTAACGGATTTCGTTTACTAATTTTACCATATTGCTGTACAAATCCTGAAATAGTATTATTTATTTGTTTAAAAGCAGTATTTTGTGCACCTGCTTTTAGAGTTACATTTTTAAGTCCATCTGTTAGTGTTTCTGTAGAGATCTCGCCTTTTTCATACTGGCTAAATAAGTCGGCAATTGTTGGGTTTATTCCCCCTAAATCTTTTCCGTATTTAATTAAAGCGCTTCGTTGTTTTTCTAGTTGATCGGCGGTAAATGCATCTTCTCCTGTTCTGCTTTCCATTCCTTTAAGTCTTGCAGCTGCCCCTTGAATTCCGGAACTTGCTACAGTTGCTACATTTGCTTCGAATTGTTGTCCTGCTGATTGATCAAGTCCTTCTCTAGCAGATATCATTTCTTTGAACTCAGTATGTAGACTTTTTAATTTTTCTTGAGCAGATTCAAATTGATCTGCAAGTATTGAACCAGGTCTTTCTTTCTTTGCTTTATGTGCCATTTCTCCAATAAAACCTTCCCCAGATTCAAGTTGTCCTTCAATACTATCTGCGATTCCGGCAAGTTTTTCTTGTGCAAATTCTCCGCCTGCTTTATAAAATTTACCTACAAGTGGGATTCCACTTAAAAAGTTTGCTAGTTTTGCAATTCCATTTCCTACGAATCGTATTGCAGTTGCAAATCCTTGCATTACTTTATCAAAGTTTGCTTGTAAAGCTTTTAAACCATCCATTGCTAGTTGTATAAAACCAAATATAGCTACAGCTCTAAAAGCTAAATTAACAGCTCCTGCTGCACCTTTTGCAGCTATTGCCATTCCTTTAAATGCTACTTTTGCAGCTATTGCCATTCCTTGGAAAGTTCCTTTTATAGCAATTCCTGTTAACTTCAGACCAGTTCTCATAGTCATATTAGTTTTACTGCTTTCAATTTCCATTTGTTTCAATGAACTTCTAAAGCCACGAACTTTTTTGATATTTTCTCCTGCAAATATACCAGTTGTTATTTTTCCGTGCCTTTTGTACTCTGCCTCTGCTTTTTTCAAGGCTCCTTTTAATCCACTCATTTGTTGTCGAGTTAGATTTTCACCTTTTTTCAAAGCATTTATACCTGACGATTTTAAAGCTGCCTTACTATCAAATCCTTGTGATAATTTTTTGGCTTTTGCTGTTCCTTGTCCTCCGAGTTGACTTTTAAATTCAGCTGCACTTCCTTTCATGCTTCCGAAACTATCTCCTATTCCTGCAGCAAATTTTCCTATTCTACTATTATCTATTTTTGCAGAGAGTTCATCAAATGCTGGAAGCACTGATTTTAAAAGTGTAGAAGCAAAAATAGCAAGTACTGCTACTGCTGATTTTATATTTTCGGTAAAGAATCCTGCAAGTACTTCTGCGATTGGAGTGATAAATTCCATTGCTTTATCTTTTAAATCAATAAAAGTTGCAATTAATTTATTAAATTGGTTAACGGGAACAGCATCTCCTACTGCTCCATATTTTTCTTCTGATTGGGTTAAAACTTCATTTAAAACTGCTTGTGATTTTTCAAAAGTGGTTAAATCTTTTGCAGATTTACCTATTGCTTGTGCATACTTTTTTGTAGCAGGTTCTAATCGTAGAATAATACCTAATTCATCGAGTAGTTCTGGTTCAGCTTTTGTAACACCTCGAACAAGACGATTAAAAGAATCTTCAAAATCTCTACCGAGTGCGGTTGATGCTCCTCTTGCTGCCGTTGCGATTGCTCCCATTTGATCTTCACTAAATCCAGCTGCTAACATTATTTGAGATGATTGTGCTGCTTGTCTAAAGTCTAATTGATGTCCTGTTGCTTCTTGTAAATTTTTTGATAAACTTTTTACCATAACTCCAGAGTTAGCAGCAAATGCTCTCATACCTTGATTTAATACACGAAAGTCTGCGGCTTGTTGTAATCCTCTAAATACAGCTCCTAATGCAAACATTTGAGCAGCTAAAGTAGCATACGCAGGCACAAGACCACCACTGACTCCTTGAGCCATTTTTGAAAAGTTTTTTGTGGTATTGGAAGATGCTTGAGCAGCACCTTTTAAGCGTCTATCGACAGTATGGGCAGATTTACCTGTTTGGTCTAATTGTTTACCTAAAGCTTTTGCTTGTTTTTTAGTAAGTTCAATTTCCTTGCCATCAACATTGATCTTAATTTTTATATTGTTTTTTGCCATTATTTTTTCTTAATATTTGCTGAGGATATGTGAGTATTCTTTCCTTTATTCTCACGAGCTTTTCTTTGTCGCTCTAAATCCTTATTCAATTTCATTGCGTATCTTGCTTCTATATTCTTCAAAAAATAACAAACTATTTGCTTATCGTCTACTTCCCAGACATCTAGTAAAGTTCCTAAAGCAGATAAGTCCTTTCCGAAATACGATCCACTCATTCCATCCCATCTATCGGGTAAAAGATCGTGCAATAAAAAAGCCACCTGAACTTCAAGGGGAAAATCCCCACGAGTTGGTGGCATTTCGTTCGGATCGGGATCTATACCTTTTTGTTCACATATATCTAAATATACGTCTAAAGATATCTGACCGTCTCTGTATGTTTCATCAAGTAGTTCTAAAACTTTTTCTACTTGACTCGAGTAAAATTTTCTAAATCACCTGTTACTTCTGTAACCCAAGTGTCGAAATCAGCTGCATTTTTCATCAGCGTTTCAGCGTTTTCTTGAGAGAATTCAAGTTCATCGTCGGGATTAAGACTACTAATGTCCACCAATAGAAGCTCTTCGAGGTAAGAATATTTTAAGCCTTTCCATCCTTTGATTACAGCTTTTACATACTCTACTAAAAATTTATCTTCATCTAATTGTTCGTCAAAAGCTCTTGTTTTACGATTAAACTTTTGAGATAAGCAACGATTTCGTAATTTTAGTAGTTCTTCTCTTGCTAAATAGCAAAGATCAACTGAAAATCCAGCCATTCCTGGATAGTCTACTGAAACTGTTTTGCTTGGAGTTAATAAACTCGCTAGTGATACTGATTTGTTTTCTTGTTCTGTCATTCTGGTTCCTGGTTAAACGAGGGGAGGGTTGCCCCTCCCTTCTAAAATTAAGTTACTGTTGGTCCAATAAAGATTAAATCTAATTCGTCCACAGCGTCAACTGAGGTTGGTAAGGCGTGGAAGTTTGTTTCCAAGCTTACAATATCTTCCATTGAATGTGTAGGTACTTCAAGATGGCAATTATTCATATTCATAACCATTCTTGGAGTATTTCCTGTTCCACCTACAGTAAATGTCAAATCAAATGAATTTGTTATTACTGAAGTAGATTCAATGAGATCCTCAAATAAATCTGCACTAGATGCACCAGATGAAGGAGTATTTAAGTAACAAGTAAAGTTACCTGATACAGAACGAGTTCCTGTAACATGTCCTAAAGGCTGGTTTACAATGCCTAGTGTTTCTGGTGTTAGGAAAGTAATATTATTTGAAATACTAACGTTTCCACCAGTTAATGTTAATGTATAAGTATCAGTCATACCTACATTTGAGAAAGTAAGTGTTGCTCCGTCTGCGATAGACATTGCTGCACTTAGTGTCAAAGTAGTGCCTGATATTGCAGATACAGTTGTGCCTGCAGTTACTCCAGTTCCTGAAACAACCTGTCCAACTTTGATTAATGAACTACCATTATCCAAAGTAACAGATGCAGAACTTGAAACTGCTCCGTTAACTGTGTCTGTTACAACATCATTAGTTAAGACTAAATCTGTTAATCTATTTCTAATAAAGTTGTTAGTATCGGCTGCTGCTGTTCCTTCATACTTAGTTGCAGTTGTCATTGAAGTTTCTTCAGTAATAATTTTACCAAATCCTGACCAGTTTGCTGTTGCAATACCGTCAATATCAAAATCAATTGAAACTTCATTTACAACACAGCCTTCTATCTTGTAAATAGTTGAACTAGCTTTACCACTGCCCATTTCAAAGAATAAGTCAAAGGTATCTAGTGCTACTTTGTTTGAATTTGTAAAAGCTATATTTGCGTCTGTGCCGTCAGCTGTTAAAGCTGTTCCAGATGCGCCTACTGCTCCACTTCCTGCTAAAGCATTCCATAGAGGCTCTTCAACCATGTGATGAGCTACTGCTGAATGTTCTCCGCCTGATCCTGCCCCACCAGATTTAAAAGGTCTGATGTAGGTTTGAAATGACCATTCTGCAGGAGCGTAAGAATCTGTAAACATTTGTCTCGCTCTTCTACTGACACCTGCTGCGGTTGCCATTTCGTTCAATGTAACTTCTGTTGCATTGGTTGCTTGAGAAAAACTAAATCCATCTAGTACTGGTATCTTATAGATTGCTCCTGCGCTATCAGTAAGGTGGACTAAGGTATCCCTCGAAAAATAAAATGTATCTGCCATTTTACATTCTCCTATTTTTGCTTTGAAAAGGGGTCAGCAAGACTTTTGTCTGCTTATCCGTTTTCATTTAATATTGAACTTCAGCTAAAACTTCGCCTATGCCCAATGGTTCTAAAACTCCTTCATCTGTGTCTACACTAAGTATACTTGTTTGTATAGTATTTACTGTAGCACCTAAAGGGTCTGTATAAGTTAAAGGGTTATTGCCCTCTAGTATTGTTTCTACATCTTCTAATAATTTTTCTAATGCTGTAACAGAATCTTCTTCATTTACATAGCAACGAAAAGTTAGAGTTAGAAATCTAAATTTTTGTCCTGCTCCCAAGTATTCTCTTCTTTCTGCTCCAGCACTAACATGTACTGCTGGAAATTCTAAAACTTCATCCCAGAATTTTATTCTGCCAGAGGTTTCTGCAATAGCACTTTTAAATTGTCCTGTGCCATCTACAGTATTTAATAGTCCAACATATGCATTTACTATGCTGCTTCTTCTAGTTGTATACTCTCTTGCTGCCATAATTAAACCCTTCTTGTGTAAAATCTACCAAGTTGTAGTTCTACAGCTATCTCCCTAATTGATCTATCTATTAGAGTTCTTGGATCTCTTTCTAAACTTGACCAAGGTCGTTTCCCTGTAGAAGTTTCATAAATTTGATAAGGATTTTTTTGGTAAGTATATGATACACTTGGAAATCCTTTTGCAGTTCTTTCTACATTAACTGCTCTTGTACTTGCAGCAAATCTTCCCGTTCTATTTTCTAATGCGGGAGGTTCCATGTTTCCTGCTACTTTTTCTGGTAATCTTGCATTTATTTGTTTCAGTAATTGCATAGGATTTACATTTGTTCTTCCTTTTGAACTTCCTTTTTTAGCTTTTACATCTGCTCTTTTTACACCGTCCATTAAGCTTCCAACTTTTACTATATTTGAAGGAGGTGTTGTATACTTAAACTTACCTGGTCTTGTTGCTCTACTTTTTTCTCTAAATGTTTCTTTTGTTTTCTTTCCTTTTACAAAAGGAGACATTGTCATGCTCGATAAGATGCTTTGTCGTACCATCTCTATAATCGGAGTTGAACTTTCTCCCTCTACTAATCTTCTAAGGCTATCTAAATCTTTTTCGAAAGCTGCTATAGCTTTTGCTTCTGAAAGAGCGCCTGTTTTCTTATCAAATTGAGTCGCATCTGCTTGGTTTGCTTTTGCAGATTGTAAACTTATTATAAGTACATAATTTTTTGTTAATTTTCCGTCTTTGGTAAAATTATTTGTATGATCTATATGTAGTTTTAAGTTTGCAAACTTAGGATCTTCAAATATCTTAACAAGTCTTTCTTTCTGTTCTGGAGATAAGTCAGGATCATCTAAAGCTGATTGTTTAATTTGTCCTGCTGTTAGTCCCGAGACTGGAGCTCCTATTTCTCCATGTCCTAATTGATATCCTGTTAGACCTTCTGCTTTTGAGCCTTTTGCTGCAGCTCCTCCAACCATTCTTCCTATAGTATCATCAGTTGCATCATTAAAGTACTTTTTATATACTTCTATTAAGCCTTTTCGTAAAGCTCCTTTTGATTTTGAACTTGCTAAAGCTTCATAGTTTCCTATTATGTAAACATTTGATTGAGAAGTTATGCCTGCTTTCTTTTTAAATGATATATCATTTATTTTTTCAAACAATTCTGCATGTCTTTCACTATTTTTTGCTCTAAATCTTTTATCCATAGAGCGTAAAACTTCGTCAATCTTTTTTCTAGCTTCTCTTTGGAGTTGGGTAGAGTTTGCTCCTTCTGGTAATCCTCCTAACGCTTTTATAATATTTCTTGTTTCTAAATTTATACTTTTGTTTTCTGTTATTACTACTTGTCCTATAAATTTTGTTACTTCTCTTCTTCTACCTTTGGGGCCAGTCATAGAGTCCATGGTTCCTAAAGCTCTACCTAAAAAGTCGTAAAGTGCCTTTTGTCCCATTAAATTATTACTCTATATAAATCAAGTACTCTCTTTATGTGATCTGGAAAGTCTGTATTATCTCGTACTCCAGATGTTCCTTGATTCTGTAATGTTGCTCCTGCTATTGTTCTTCGTTCTTTGTGTTCGTCTTTTAAGTAGTATGTTACTAAGTCAAAAAGTGCTAATTTAAGGTCTTTTGGAGTAGTACTGTACCCTGCTCGGTATGCAATTTGTACACTACCCATTCCTTGTGGAAACGCTTTTTTTGTTCCACTCTTTGTTGTTCTAACTATAGAATCTGAAGCAAGATCTACATAGTATTCATAGTCACTTGTTGAAAGAGTTTCATATGAAGCTTCATATGTGCTTCTTTCTTTTACGGAAGTCACACTTATAAGTGGACTTTCACTGACGATCATAGTACTGGTAAAGTTGTCGTTAACTGAAAAAGTTTCGGTTTTATCACTACTATAATAATCAACAAATGAAGTACCGCAATACTTCTTGGCTAAATCACTAACTTGTGGTACAATGATATCAAGACGCTGATCATCCTTTTGACTGGCTAATCCTTCTGCGTTCTTATATTCTTGTACTGTTATTAAATCTGCCATAATTATTAAAAGTGTGGGGCGATTAAGGCCGCCCCACGAATCCTGTCTAAGCTTAAATTAAGAAGCTTTGTACA